CGCTTTGATGATAAGCCGAAGAACTGGAAGACTCTTTGGCCCGCAACGGACCAACAAGAAAACGATTTGGACGACGTACTTGAAAACGGATTATACCCCAAATGGGATGGACCCTCGCTCTTTAAGCGTCGCTCTGAGGTCGCTCCGTCAGTATGGGCTATGGTCTACCAGCAAGAAGATGTCCAAGAGGACTCAATCTTCTCGCCCACCTGTATCGCAGGTTCCGTCAACGGAATGCGAAAGCGCGGGCCGCTAAAGCCTAGCACCCCAGGACACCCCCAGAACGTTGAAGGTTATACTATTATCGGTCTTGACCCTGCTATGGCAGGTGCCACAGGAGCCGTGGTATGTACTTACAATAGAGCAGATGGACGCATCTACGTTCTAGACTGTGTTAATATGACAGACCCTAGCCCAGCAAAGATTCAATCTTTGATAGAGGAATGGGTCGAGAAGTATCGACCACAAGAACTACGTATTGAAATTAACGCACACCAGAAGGCGTATGCCTTAGATGATGACTTACGAGCATACTTAGCATCCTATGGATGCCAACTCAAATCACACTTTACTGGCAAGAATAAATGGGACACGTCTTTTGGTGTTGCGTCTATGTCTATGCTATTTGGAAGCACTAGAGATGGTCGTTTCCAAGATAACAACATAATTGAACTACCCAGCAACGAAGGTTCTGAAGGACTTAAGACCTTAGTGCAGGAACTTATTACCTGGAAACCAGATACTAAGAACCCCACAGACTGCGTAATGGCTCTGTGGTTTGCTATTATCCGCATACGCGAGATGATGCAGCAAAGCAGTAATGCATCTAAGTGGATGCAGAACCGATGGACAACTCAGGCTCAAGCCTCAAGGCGACAAGCAGTCAATTTAGACGAAGCATTTGCTGACCAATGGTCGCAAACATATGGATAGGAAATGATATGCCAGCACCACTAGTAGGAATAGCAGTTGCAGCAGCAGCAAGACTAGCCGCAAAGAAACTTGCACAACAAGGGGCCAAGAAGGTTGCTAAGACCGCAACCACTCGCGCTCGCGCCAACTCAGCATCAGCAGCAAAAGCAGTTGCTCCCAAAAAACCTAAGGGTAAACTTGTTCCAGCCAAAAAAACAAGCACAGGTGCTATTAAAATTAACACCAATCCTAAGCCTGTTGAACGTTCCGTTAAGGTTGTAAATCCTAGTACACTTCGTAATGTTAAAAATAGAACTGCTAATGTTACAGCAAGAATGCGTAAATCTGGCGAAGCCGCCAATAGGTCTGCTTTTGATGTAAAGACTGGAACACCCAATGCAATCGTTAAGATTAAATCTGGTAGAAACATCAAACCTGCAACTACTAAAAAAACAATTGCTAGTCACCCCGCAAACGTTGGTAGGGCTCAATCTGCAGATAGAATTAAACAAGATTTAGATGCAATAAACTTTTTGGCAAGAAAAGGCAAAATAGTTAAGATTACATACAAATAATTTTTCCACACTTCGTTAGGACAATAATGGTAGCACCATTGATAGGCGCAGCCGCTGCTGCGGCAGCAAAACTAGCAGCAAAGAAACTTGCACAGGCAGCAGCCAAGAAAACAACTACCAAGACTATTGCTAAAAAACTATCTCCATCTGCCGAAAAATCTATTGCAGAAGCACGCAAGGCGCTTGGGACAACCAAGCCAGACCCTAAAGCCCTGGCACGTAGAATCACTCAAGATAAAGCCCGCGAAGCGGCTCGCATTAGAAAGCAAGGACGTAATACACGATGACGTTAAGTATGGAACAAGTAGTAGCACGCGTTGAAGCGTTGCGCTACCGTAACCACGAACGAGATGCTCGTAACCTAGACGTACTTGCCGTGCGTAAGGGAAAGATTGCTCAGGTATATCCTAACTTTTTCCCAGAAGGTGTAGACGCCAACGTAGTTGCCAACTTTATTGATGTGGTAGCACGCGACCTCTCAGAGGTTATGGCTCCACTTCCAGCAATCAACTGCTCTGCTGCTAACTCTGTTAGCGACAAGGCACGCAACTTTGCTGACAAGCGTACCCGCATTGCTGCTAATTATTTTTCTCACTCTGACCTATCTGTACAAATGTACTCTGGTGCAGACTGGTACTTAACCTATGGTTTCGTTCCGTTTATGATTGAACTGGACGAAGAAAGCAAGTTGCCGCGTATTCGCGTAGAAAATCCAATCGGGGCTTACCCAGAATTTGACCGCTACGGACGTTGTGTGGCATTTGCTAAACGTTACTCTATGACACTTGGCGAACTGGTATCTCAGTTCCCAGAGTATGATAGAGAACTTCTTGGTGCAGATGGTTATAAGCAAGACCTCAATGCAGTAATTGAGATGATTCGTTATTACGATAAAGACCAATCTATAATTTATGTACCCCGTAGGGAAGATTTAGTTTTATCTCGCGCATTGAATCCAATGGGCAAGATGATGGTTGTCGTAGCGCGTAAGCCGTCTATTGACGGTGAGATGCGTGGACAATTCGACGACGTATTAGGTATTCAACTTCTCCGCAACCGTTTCGCCTTACTGGCAATGGAAGCAGCAGAGAAGAGTGTTCAGGCACCAATAGTATTACCGCAAGACGTACAAGAACTCCAGTTGGGTGGCGATGCAGTAATTCGCACCGCTAACCCTGCTGGCGTTCGACGTGTCGAATTAAACATTCCACAAGGCGCGTTTACAGAAGCACAACTACTTAACCAAGAACTTCGTGCAGGTACTCGTTACCCAGAAGGACGTTCTGGTAACATTGATGCAAGCATTGTAACTGGTCAAGGTGTACAGGCACTTATGGGTGCCTTTGATACACAAGTTAAATCAGCACAAGCAATCTTTGCTTCTGCTCTACGTGATGTTGTTTCTCTCTGCTTTGAAGTAGATGAGAAAATGTTTTCAGAAGAAAAAACAATTCGTGGCGTAGACTCTGGTAGCCCATATGAGATTACCTACAAGCCAACCAAAGACATCAAGGGTGACTACTCTGCAGATGTTCGCTATGGTATGCTTGCTGGTCTTAACCCAGCACAGGGACTTATCTTTATGCTCCAGGCTCTTGGTGGAGGACTTATCTCCAAGGATATGGCTATGCGTGAACTTCCATTCACCGTAAACGTAACCCAAGAACTTGAGAAAATTGAAATCGAAAATATGCGTTCATCACTTCTTAGTGGTATTACTGCGATGGCTCAGGCTATCCCAGCAATGGCTACATCAGGCGGAGACCCAGCATCTATCGTAACTAAGATTGCAGGAGTAATATCTGCACGTCAAAAGGGACAGTCTCTAGAAGAGGCTATCTCTAACGTGTTTACTCCAGAGCAGCCAGTTCCTTCTGCTGGGGCTGCAACTTCTCCTGTTGAGCAGCCGTCCCCTGCTCCAGGCGCGACCCCAGCAGGAGGCTCTTCTATGGGTGGCGGATTAGTACCGCCAGCACCAGCGCCAGACCTACAAACAATTTTATCTACCCTAAGTGGTAGCGGCAAGGCTTCGGGACGAGTTACAACAAGGGGATAAAATGACAACGCTGGTAGCGATACAAGGTGACGGTTGGTCGGTACTAGGATGCGATTCACGACTTAGTGATGAGCACGGACGTTTTCAGATTGCTAAGACACCAAAGATTGTAGAAAACAATACAGTACTAATTGCAGGTTGCGGTTCATCCCGCTCAAGTAATGTGCTACATTATGGCTATGTACAACCTAAGCCAACACTTAAAGAAGATTTAAATACCTATATGACTACAAAGTTTATTCCGCAAATGCGAAAGAACTTTATAGATGCTGGTATTGATATGAAAGAGGACGGCGATGTTGCGCAAATTGATGGGGGATTCCTCGTCTCAGTCAAAGGGCAAGTTTTTTCGGTTTCTGAAGATTACTCTTGGGATACCGATGTTCGTAATGTATATGTTATGGGTACTGGCGGAGATGTTGCCCTCGGTGCGTTGGCAGCGCTGGGTGTGGAAAAAGTAAAGACTGTAAATCAAGCAGAGAATATGATTCGTAAAGCGATTGCTATCGCAATCCGATATGATAATATGTGCTCTGAGCCAATTCATACATTTAAACAATACGCATAGGAGTAACAATGGCAGAAAATCGTGGAGGAATGCGACCAACCGCACCTCAAAATAATCCTGCTAACGTTTCAGGTACTGGCGGAGCGGGACAAAGCGGCAACTATACTGGTTTTGCATACGGGCAGAATCAAACAGTAAATAATCAACGCATAGAAGGTAATCAGGCAATGGCATCGGCTCAAGCAGCAACACCATCAGCACCTGCATCACCTTACGAAGGCATCAATATGCCTCAACTAGGAACACTTTTTGACCCAACAACTCGCCCAGATGAACCAATCACAGCAGGTGTAGACTTTGGTCCTGGCCCAGGGAGCGAAGCGCTTTCAAAAAACTTAATGAACAATACTCGTATTGATGAAAACGCAAAGATTGCACAGCAGTATCTACCAGATTTAGCATACGCCGCTAAGTCTCCAGATGCTCCAGACTCATTTAAACGCTTTGTTAATTATCTTGTTGAAAATGCTCAGGTAATGAACCCTAATGGTTGATGCAGCCTGGGCTCCTGGAAGTCTTTTTGACAATATAGATAAGTTTGCAAATTCACTTGGGTATCAAAATGCAGGCATTGTTATGGAACTATCAATGATGTCCTGGAAATCTACAGATGATAGAGATGCTTTTATTACAAGTGTCACGGGTCAAGACCCTCAAGGTGGGACAGAGAAAAATTATATTAAACGAAATTATTAGGAGGTAGCAATGTCTTGGTGGGATTCATTTACCAGCGCTATTTCCACGGCAGGTTCTGTCGGTAAAAAACTTACTGGTGGCGAGTTATATCTTAATGAGGAAGAGCAAAAAAGAGAAGAAGCCTTTACCGCTAATGTAAGAGGCGCTCTTGATGCTGTAAATAAAAACATACTAGAGTCTAATCCAGTAGGACGTCTTGGTAAAGCCACAACTAAGGTAACCGCAGATTTACTTCTTAAATACGTTGCCAAACCATTCATTGAAAACGTTTACTCTCCGCTTATGCGTACAGTTTCAACTGGCGCATTGCTTACTGATTCAAAGTCTCCCCTTTATCAAAAAGGTCAATTTGAAGAAGGCTTTCAGTTTTCTGATATTAAGGCAGCCTACGAGCGCAGCGAAAAAGTCTCTGCAGCACAGGCTTTAACTAAATCTAATTTAATACCACTCCTTAACCCAATGTCAACATTCATTCTTTCTAAGGGTTCTAGAGGAAAGATTAACCTTAATACAGTTAACTTGTGGAGCGATGAAAGCATCAAAGAAAATTTTGTTGAAAATGCAGTTGGTCGCTGGTATACTGGTTTAGGTGATTTTGCCCTAGGTAACGTAGCCCTTGGTGGAGTAGGTAAAGTCGCTAGCGTTGGTGTTAAAGCCGTTGCAAAACCTGCTGGACTCTATACTAAAGGCAAAAGTGTTGATGCCCTAGGGGCCGATATGGAAACTGGCATTCTACACGCCAACACAAACGGTGCTCAGGGTTCTCAAACCGTCTCGGGAAGCCACGCACTCTTGCTTGCTGGTACTAAAGACTGGGGTGTTATTGAAGACCTGGTTATGAAATACAGCACCAATGAAAGATTAATTCCAATTATTCGGGAAACTTCAGATGCAAGCGTTGTTAAAGATATTCTTCTTGCAGATAAAGGTAGTCCTGCTGCTTTAAATCGTTTATCGGCAACATCAAGCGATAAACTATTTGATATGGCTGACGTTAAGTCACAGATACGCAACAAGGCTATTCAGAACGGGCTATTTCCAACACCAACAGGTACCAGTGCGGTACGCTTAAAGAAAGCATTTGACGATGCAATTGCTAGCGACCCACAATTTGTAAGAGTTAGAGATGCATTCTTTGACGCAAAGGGAGACCAACTTGTAGGCGGAAAAGCATTCAGGCCTATCGACCCTATAATTGGTGCTTCTGCAATAATTAAAGGACAAAGTGTTGTTCGTGGCGTAAAGTCTGCAATTCGTGGCAGAGAATACGAAAAAATAAATGGATTTGTTGAAACTCTTATTGGTGAATCTGCTGGCGGATTAGTGATGAAAGGCGTACGACTTGTTGGTCGCGCAACAGAATCACTTCCTGCTGGCTATGTATCCCTATCAGGTATGCGTCCAATGCAGGCACGCGTAGAACTTACTGGTTTTCTTAATAATATGAAAATGTTTAGAGATGGCCGCGCTGAGATTTTAACACAGCCAGGACTTAAAGAAAAAGTCTCTGTTGTTCGCGCTCGCCTAGAAGATGAGTATATGAACTCTCTTGGCAAAGGCCAAGCCGCACAAATAGAAGCCCTTAAATCAATTGATGCCCAGGTTGGCCGTATGCTTGCATACAAGGCTGGTATATTTGATGACGCGCAAATTAACATTTACGTAGCAAAATTCCAAATGAACGTTAGCAAAGGAATGCAAACTGTTAAAGAAAACGGATTTGGTCTTGACTATAGCGGAAATGTAACTCTTGTAGACCCACAAACGCTTCGTCAGTTTGCAGAATCCTATCGATTTACCCCTTGGGATGATATTGAGACCCAACTTAACATTGACGCTTCAGCGGGCCTTCGCAAAAAAGGCAAGCAGTTTAACCGTGGTGGAAGAGATGTTTTTGGTGAACTAAATAAAGTATGGACATTTGATGTTCTTGCTCGTCCTTCATATGCACTAAAGCAGTCACTATTTGAGCCAATTATTAGCGTTGGTCTATCTCAAGGAATTGCTTTTGTAAGAAATGAAATTTTTGCCCAAGGCTTTAAAAGAGGCACAAAAAATTTCTATAATTGGTCTAATGACCAAATTAGAAAAAAGGTTATTAATAGAGCCGAATACAAGGCCGTTTCTAGCAATGTATCTGATAGGTCACAAATGCTACAGCAGGCTATTGCCATTAAAAATACTGCTGAAGTTTCAGTTGACGATTTGCTAAAGAACGCTTCGCCCGCAACAAAGTCACAGCATTTATCTGCTGCCAGAAAAGAACTAAAAGCCATTAATGAAATTGTTGATGGTATAGAATTAGACTTGCGCGATGCAATGGTTCCTTATGGGATTACGGAAGCCGTACCCAGTATGGCAACCCTAGAACGCAGAATCGCATATCTAAAGGCTAACCCAGGTATTACAAAAAAGACTGCGGAAATAAAAAAAGCCGAAGCGTCAATTAAAAATTATAAGACATTAATTAGCAAGGTTGCAACCAACAAGAAAATGATTGTTGATGCCGACAATGCAGTACAACAGGCCTATGCCAGCATTGATAGTGCCATCAAAGAACTTGGCGAAGCCAGAGTTAAGCAAGCAGATGTATTTGGTAAGAGTGCGGCATTTAAAAAGCGTTACTACTCAAGAGAAAAACATACCATTGTTTTAAATGGTACACAGCATCACATTGATTCTTTTATTCAAGAACAGACTGATGGTAGCCCAAGCAACTTTACTGCAGCGGTTAGAGCAGAAACACAAAACGCTAGAACCGCTCAGATTAACTTCTTTGGTGAAGTTATTGTAGCATCCAATGCTGCTGCAATTAAGCGCAAGATACCTATGTCAAAGATTGGCGTTGGGGAGCAAAACTATTTTGAAGAGTTAGCAGATATTGCTAACCGTCAATACCGTGGTGAAGTTCTGATGGACCAAATTTTTGCTGAAACTTCAATGCAAGATATTTTAAAATGGGCAGATACACCAGCAGGTGCAACATATTTAAAGGCATTTGGTGTTACTAGCAAAAAACAAGTACCTGATTATATTGCCGAAAAAGTAGAACTTGTTAAACGTATGTATCCATCTTATGAGGCTAGAGCAGCGGTCCTAAAAGGTGAAGTAACATCTCAACAATTAGAACAACTTCTTGCTCCTTACATTGATGAGTTATACCCTATTATTCCATCAAATCATAACTATGAGGCATTAACATTTGGTGTTAGCGGTGTTACTAGCGCAACACAAGGCTACAACAAAGCAATGAATAAAATAATGGGTATGCTTGCAAGTGTTGAAAACCCTATCCGTGGCGCCTTGTTTGACAAGTTAGCAGCCGAGAACGTAGCAAGACGAGCACAGTACTTAATAGAGCAAGGTGTCGATATGACAACTTCTCAGTACAATGCTATACGTCAAGCAGCAGGCCGTGAGGCTCTACAGGAGATGGAAAAGACTCTTTACACCATTAATAACCCAAATCGTTTGATTAACTCATTACGCGGTGTTATGGCTTTTCCTGGTGCTAACGTTAACGCATTCTTTCGCTACGGTCGCCTAGCAGCAAAAAACCCAGTTCGTGCATCAATAATTGCATCTAATTATGGGCGGGCATACGAAACGTTTGGTGTTGATGAGTACGGTAATCCAACTGATGATATTAATAAAATTTCTCACTTAATTGTACCTGGAAGTAAAGAGATTGCTAAGTTTATTGGTGTAGGAACTACTCGACAAATGAGAAGCGAAGGCGTTAAACTTAGCGCCCAATCTTTAGGATTTCTTATTAACCGTCCAGCCCCATCATTTATTACAGGCCTATCAGTTGGTCAGATTATGCAAAAGTTCCACAAGTCAGAAGACGACTTTGAAAGTTTAATGACTTGGGGCGATACTAACTGGTACAAGGTAATCTTTCCTTATGGGCCACCAACATCTATAAAAGATGCCTACACTCCACCTTGGGTTAAGAACGCTACAAACGCCCTCTTGCCATCTTCGGGATGGCAACGTGAACTTGCTAGCCAAATCTTTGGTAAGTCTGGGCAGAATGATTACTTAAGTTCTTGGAAATCTGTTTACAACTACAACGCAATGTTGGTTGAAATGGGCATCAAAAGCGATATGCCTTCTGATGCTGAAATAGAAAAACAAGTAAAGGCTCTTTTTGGCGCTAAGTTTTTCTCTGTATTTTCATCACCTTTTGCGGGTATTCCTTACAAGATAGACACTACGCCAATGGCTCTTACTTCAAGTCTATACTATAAGTTAATAGACAAGTATAAAAATGTACAGGGGCTGTCAAACCAAGATGCACGTGATGCTGCTGGCGAAGAGATGTTAACTTTGCTCGGACCTGATTTTATGCTTGATAGAGTAACGTATACTGGTTCTGCTAAGAATCTAAATATGCCTGCAACAAGCGAAGCATACGCACGTGTGTTTGAGGACAATGATGATTTAGTAACTCGTCTTACTAACATTGAACCTGGAGAAATTGGCCTTGTTGGCTTGTTAACTGCTGACCTAGACTATAATCCAGAAACTCAGTCAAACAATATTCTTAAACTGCTTGCTGACCCAAATGCAACACTTCCTGGAACAAGCAAAAACCTTAACGAACTTAAGATGACTCCTAAAGAAATTGAGACCGAGCGCATTAAACAGCGTACTTGGAATACTTATATGGCTACAAAAGCAGCATTAGAGGCCAAGATTACTGACGGTAAGACGCTACGTGCCCACCCAGAACTTAAGGCCGTACTAGATAACCTTGCGGCTACTACGTTTAAAGAACAAAGCCAAGCCTGGTATGACCAGTATCAACTTGCTCAAAGTGGGGATACTTCCTACAAGTATGCGCGAGCGCTAACCGAGATTACTAATGACAAGAAGTTTATGGACAAAAACGGCGGGAAGCAACTTTGGAAAGATACTCAAGAATTCTTAAATGCGCGTGCTATGTTTGCTGCAGCATACCAGATGCTACCAGATTATGACCCACGCAAGGCTTTGCTAAAGGACGCATATAATATGTGGACAGAGCAAAACACTGGACAATGGGATGGTAACTTAAAAACAATTATTACGCGATATTTTGACAATGACTCACTAAAGGCGGCTAACTAATATGGCAGGACCAAGCACAACACCGTTGGCTGACGCACAAAAGGTGCCTAGTGATGTAGCAGCAATTATTAATGCTGTAGTTGGAATGAACAGCGCCAGCGCTAATGCAAAGTCTGGTTCGGATACATCAACTAGCAAGATTAAATTAACAACTAATTCTGCACGTGCCATTATGGAACTTACCGCTAAGGATGCGGGTTATCCTACAGAATTTTCACCTGCAGATATTGCTCAATTTATCGAAGAATTTGATGCTGAACAAAAACTTCAAATTGAAAAAGTAACAACTTCTACTAATCAAAAGTTAACTCCTGGTGGAACAACAGAGGGTGCCGTTGATAAAACAGTATCATCTACAATAAGAACAGAGTTTCCATCTTTCTTTAACGCTGGAACTTTTACCAAAGACTGGCTTTGGAAAAGAATTAGTTTTAAAGATGAAACAACCCTAGGGGCCAAGTCTCTTGCTGTATTAGCAGAGGTTCGTGGTCTTGTTGACAAGTTTCAACTTATGGGCGTTTCTGACCAGGAAGCAAAAGATGCTGCCTACTTAATTGCCAAGGGCGACAAAACTCTTGATGAGTATACTGTAGAATTACAGGGTGAGGCTGCTATCGAATACCCACAGTTTGCAGATAGATTTAAGAAAAACCCTAAATTGACAACCTACGACATTGCATCTCCTGTAATCAATATGATTGCTGAGACACTAGAGGTTGACCCTGG